TTTTAAAACTTGTAGTTAATGTTGATGTAATGGCCATATTAAATACCTTTAATTATTTTTGCTATATCTTCGCTACCTTGACCAGATAAATCTTGTATCAAAGTGGCTTTATAAGATTTTAAAGCATTTTTTATATAAATCAAACATACTTTGTATATTAGTTCTTGGTAGGCTCTTGCTTGAGCCTTAACATGCTCTTCATTATCATCTGAAACTCCTACTATTTTTTCTGTTAGTTGTTTTGCCCAAAACTCTGGAGGATGACCTCCATACTGGGTTGTAGCAATTTCTACCATACCTAATTCAGGTAATCCATCTGGAGTTATTTTTATTACCATTTGTTAGGCTCTACAGGCTCATTTTTTTTTAAATGAGTGTCATTTTTATCTATTAAAACAGGTTCTTTTTCTTTTTCTGGCTCTTGATTTTTTATAACTTCACTACGATTCATACTTTGCAAATTACCTTCATTATCAGATAAAACAATTAAAGGGTCATCTAAACGATGATAGCCATATAATTTTTCTTCTGCTGGAACTGCTGCATCAAGCAAATAACTTGACTGAGCTACTTCTACTTTCATTCCATCACTCATACATTTACTTAACCAAAATTCGGTACAAGCTCTACCAGCTTCTGCAAAATATAAATTGCCTTTATATCCAAAATCTACGCCAAACATTTGTAAATGCCCTATTTTATTGTATAAAGCAAAAGCTATTGCATAAGCAACAGTATTATTAAAATAATGACATCCCCATTCTTTTAATATTTCATCAATTGGATATTCAACTAGACCAGGACATCTTTCGTCTAGTTCACATGTATATATGGGTCCTTGATGTTCTTTTAATACTTTAGCCATACTATTAGTTTGGCCTCCTGCATCATCTGTATCTAAAAACCTAGATGGTGGGTCCATCATAAATACTCTATCATGGTATATAACGTCAGAAACTGCGTTAATTGCCCATACTTCATCAAATTTTGCGCCATGTGATTTTGCCATGCAGTAGTCAAACCAACTCCTGCCCATGCCAACAATGGCTACATTTTTCCCTTCAAGCTCCTTGATTGGATTCATACTTATCTCCTTTTTTTAAGTTAACTTACTTGCGAGCGGAGTGAGTCATATCGGTATTCATCTCGTCTACCTCTTGCCTCGGCTCGTTCTTTTACTCTTGCTATTTCTTGCGAGAATCTATTTTCATAATTTGCTAATAAATCTGGCTCACCCTTCATAAAAGTATGGCCTTCAATTAAAGATGCATATAGTAAAGCATCTCTAGCATTTTCAGATAACCAGGTACCTGATGTTTCTGTTACTAAGCTGTTTGGTCTGTATAAATAATGTAATTCTACTGTGTAATTTGCATCTGGTACTGGAGCTATTGCTATTGTTGAGCCAGAACTAGAAGATGTTGAATATGATTTGTCATAGTCTGCATAATACTTTGGCAATCCTCTTAAAGAAGTATCACTTAAATCTGGAGCGTACTCTTGCATAAAACTTGGATGTTTTTTTAATAAAAAATGATAATCATTTGTTGTTGAATCTATAACTGCTAATGAAAAACTAAGAAGAAAATCACTTGGAGCTGTTAAAAATCTGTTTCCTGTTGTTACTGCACCTTCAACATTTTTACGAAATACATCTTCTTGAACTAAGTTAAATATTCTATCTTCTGCGTTTTTAACAAAATCAGGAATGCTTGCAACAAAAGTGGATTCATCATTATTAAGGTAATTTTGAATTAACGTATTTAGTTCTGCATAAGTCATAATTAACTAATTGTAACCTCTCCAAGAGATGATGTCATTGTAAATCCTTCTATAGAACTTCCAAGTATTTTGTCATTGTTTGTTAAAACATAACCAAACCCAACTTCAACATCATTATTTGGCCTTGGTTCGTATAAAGCTTCTGGGTCAGCTACAGCAGATTTTGGTTCTAATTGAGGGTGTTTTTTTTCAAAACATTGTGGGCAAGTTTTTAAATTATTCCATTCTTTTTTTAAATCTAACAACTTATATTCAAAACCACATCTATCGCATAAAGCTTTTGCAAATTTTGCTGAAGCGTAAGCCATTAACTTAAATAGGGTCTAATTCTAAATGAAGCCCTATCCTCATCTGTTGAAGAAGCTCTATCAAATTCTTCTTCATACATTTGTTTTAACATTTGAGTTTTTTCTGGAGCTTTTTTTACTGATATGTAATAGGCTAATCCTGCTGCAAAACAAGGATAAAATCTAAAAGGCATATCCATCGTATTAATAGCAGTATCTGCATCATCCATTCTAACAATCTTGTTAAATACAAGTATGTCTGTAGAGTTTTCTGGTGCGGGCCATATTTTTAAAACAGCTGCATTTTGTTTATCAAGAAAAAATTGAGTAGGTCTTCCTGTTGTTTCTTTAACTGGAATATTAAGATATTCGCTACGACTTAATCTTCTCATAGATAAATCAGTAGTTACACTTCCATCTGTTCTTCTAATACTGCAATCTAATATATCTACAACATTAGAATTTAAAGTATATGATTTTGTATCTTTAGTAACAGTTTGAGTTCCCTCTTCAATAGTCCATTGATTTAAACCTCTGTTGGCCCATTCAGCTAACATAAGATTTATAGAGCGTTTTGCAGTTACTAAATCGTAACCAGTACGTAATTCAAGGCCGCATCTTTCAAAAGCTTCTTCAACAAACTCAGTTACGTTAGGTTCAAAATTTGTACTACTTGATGTTGCCATAATTAATCTTCCTTTGGAGCGTATAAGTTGTCAAACGTTATATTTGCATCCATATAACTATCATGTTTTTCTGCTGAGTGAATATATTGACTAGGACAAAAATCTGGTGGACCCTCTCCAACACGCCATAAAGCAGGATTTGTAGCCCTTACTCTATTATTTGGTAAGGCTACAAAATTGCCAGTATATTCACCAGCGTCTGTTAAATATAACACATGTGATTGTTTATGTTGAGCAGAATCATCTGCAATACTATTTTCCGTATAATCAACAGTAAACATATAAGTTCCAGTATAAAATTCTCCTCCAATTTTACATACCCAAGGAGAAGAACTTACTCTGTCCATAACAACAACAGAATGATGATGACTAAGACAGTCCCATGGTTGAGCTAAATGGTCTTCCATTGATTTTGGCCATTCTTTTAAGGGCATATCAGCTATAAGAGCTTGTATTGGCATTCTTGCCCACATGGCACCGCCATGTATATTTTCATCTGGATAATTTTCTAAATCTGTTTCACAACCAGTAAAAACTACTTGAAAAGATAATGAACGGTCTGGAATTGTATTAACTGCTATAACCAAAGCATGTAAATATTCTCCATGATATTTTTGATGATTAGCAGTAAATTCTTTGCGTACCCAACATTTGAACTGAGGTATGTTCGATATTAAATATGACATAAAGCACTATTATTTTACAGCGCCGCCTTTAGACATATATTTACCGCCTTTGGACATATATTTAGTTTTCTTTTTTGCTTCATCTTCATTTTTAAAATTTGCAACTCCGCCTTTAGACATATATTTACCGCCCTTAGCCATATATTTAGTTTTTTTCTTTGCTTCGTCCCCTTTTTTCATACCAACTGGGCCACCTGCATAATATTTAGTTCTTTTAAACATTCTATTCTCCTAACTTATTGTAGTTACTTTTCTACGGTTATTCATAACTTTACCACAACCTTTAGCTATAAAACCACCATTACTTTTTTTAACTCTGCTGTCTTTCCAACTAATTGCTTTTGGCCCTTTTTTCTTTTTTGCTGCTGAGGTGCATTGAGCCATAGTTGGTCTACATGCAGGATAACCTCTTTTTTCTCCTTTTTTTCTACCGCAGGGTTTACCAGTTTTACAATCAACCCAACCTTTGCCATCGTTTTTATTAAACCAATCTCTTAAGGTTTCTTTAGCCATTATGCTAATTTGGTTCTTTTACGCTTTCCAGGCATTAACATTGTTTGCCCTTTACAAACAACTCCTCCTGCAGCTTTTTTTGTTCTTGATTTGTTACCGTAGTTAGCAGCACCTACTTTTCTACATTGAACTAATCTGCCACTAGCATAAGCACTTGGCCAAACTTTAGCACTACGTTTTACTTTATGGTAACAAGCGTCTTTCTTTGTTTTTGATTTTGATTTAGCCATAATTTAAACCGTCTAAGTGATAGTTTAGCGTAAGCTCTTCGCCAACACTAATTTTTTTTGATGTTATTACGTTGTAAACTCTATAGTCATCCCAATCTAACTCTTCGCTTAAATAACAATTACATTCTTCTGAATGATTTAAAAAACCACCTATTGAAGTTCTTATGAACCCTTGGATTATTGGTACTTTAATGTGTGACATTCCTATATCAAAATCTTCATTTATATCTTGTATTGCAAATAACCCAAACCCTTCAATAGGGCTTTTTTGCACTTCTATACAATCAGGTAAAGGTTTATAATAAAACTTATTGTAAACAGGATACATTTAACAATCCCAGTCTCTTCTAGCCCAATAATTAGCACTACATCTATCACTTTTTATTCCACCACTTCTAGCGCAATAAGATTTTTTTCTAGATTTAGTGTTTTTGTGCATACCCATTTTTGCATCGCCAAAGGTAATTCTTTTAACTCTACTGCTTTCGCTACTACAGTTTTTAACAAAAACTTCTTTTCGCTTTTTACCGTATCCAGGGCTACCTTTTGAAATAGCCCTGGGTTTGTTAAGAGTTACTGTTTTACCTTTGTATTCAGCCATTATAAAAATTAATCAAAATCTTTATAAAGGGTAAGAACTATTACATAAGAATCGCCGTTAGAATGTCCAGTAGTAGTCAGCATAATATCGCCAGTTTTTCCACCAGAGGCGGCTGTATTTCTAATACCTCCAAACTCGGTAAAATCTTCATCTGTTGTATAGTCTGCGTTTAAATCCCAACAGATTGTATCTGTAGTTGCATCCCATAAAAGCTTTACACTCATTCCAAAAGTAGAATATACAATTTTTGCTAAACGTACGCCCGTACATGCTTGGCCTGTAGAGCTATCACTTAAAGCGCTAACATCTATCTTTTTAACTGCTGCCTCGCCTGTACCATCTGATGTATTCGTTAACTGAATAATAGCGACTCTATCACTATCCATCAACGTTGTTGAGGTTACTGCGTCTGCCATAAATTACTCCTTACGCGTCAGCAAATGGAGTTACTACAGTACCAGAAGCAAGGTTAATACCTTCTACTGCGTACTTGGCTGCACCAATAGCGGTTACTTTAATAACAGTACCAACTATGCCACCTTTAGTAGAGCCATTTAAAGTAATAACATCATTACTAGCGCCTGAAAAGAATGTTTTACCTGCTGCATCACTTTTACCCATATATAGTCCGCCAACGAACTTATCAGTTCCGTCAGTTTTAATATCTAAGTCTGTAGCTGCTGTTTCAATTACAAAAGTAAATGTAGCACCTAAATTATTAGTTTGATTAGGGTCATCATTGCTTCCTGGAGCAGTAGCAACAATACTTGGTAAAGTGAATTTACCATCTGCATCGTTACAAGTTAACATTTTACCAGCGTGTGAATTTACGCTTAGTGTTGTATCTGCAGTTAAACTAACTACGTTAGCATTACCTGCTGAAATAAATCCTGCTAAGGACTGTATTGGACCTGAAAAGGTTGATTTTGCCATAATTTCCTCCTGGGAAATAAGTTCTACTGTCTTGGCTTGTCTGCTAGGTCAGTCTGTAGAACAAGTTAATAAATCCTAGTCCTTTGATTGTATATTACTTTTAAGCAAAAAAAAAGGGAGCCGAAACTCCCTTTAAACAATCAATTAAGATTATGCTCCTTGTGATGCGAACACCGCTCTCCAATTGGAGAAACCAAAGGAATATCTTTCTCTAGCCTTGTAACGCATGTTACCAGTATCGAAATCACCTTCTAGTGATGTTTGCATTGGGCTTCTTTCAAAATGTTTG